TGCAGGCAACGAAAGTGTGTATTCTTTCCTGCCCTTCATTGCATCTTTAACGTTATAGGTAGTGCTACCAGTCGGATAATAACTCTTTTTTAATACGCCATAAACCGTGCCGCCCTTGCGTATTCTCAAGCTAGACGCTAAGGAATCTGTAGTATTACCTAAAGCGGCATAGAGCAATGTACTGCCATCACGTAATCGGATATATTGGCCAGACACTATGTCAGAAGTGGCTGTATACAGATTAATATCTTGCACCGAACCACTCTTGCGAATATGCAATTTTTTGCTATATTCTCCCACGATATCACCTCTTTTAGCTAATCCAGATATTACCGCCAACATCCGATGTTGGAATGTTCAGAGCCGTATCCGCATTAGTAGCCGTACCATTCAGCGTGCCGTTGATAGTACCAACACTGACTGTACCGTTGTCCTGTGCTTCAAAACGCGCCGTATAGTCCGCGCCGCCACCGTTCGTTGCGTGCCAGTCGATATACCTGCCGACTTCGATAACGCCGTCTTTACCGACTCTAGGGACGGTTCCCCAATTTCCGCCGGTTGAGCTGTCATTTAACGGATAACCGCCGAGCTTATTCGCATTATCTGCCGCCGTTGCGCGCGTCGCGATGTCTGCCGCCGCCGCCTTTGATACCGTCGTATTAATACTGACATCCCCGCTACCGTCAAAACTAGCACTACCGCTAGCATTACCCGTGAGGGAGAGCGTACGAGGAGTCGCTAATTTAGTAGCCGTGGCGGCGTTACCGTTGAGTGTTGCTGTAACCGTGTTAAATTTAACGTCCTTGCCTAGCTCTGCAAACAGACTCATATCTATAGCACCGCCAAAGTTATCCCAGTCCGTGCCATTCCATACAACGTTATCTCCTGCGTTTACACCGTGTTCTTTATCGGCATTTTTAATGTTATACGAATAGCCTACCTGTGGACTCGTTGGCAAATCAGAGTAATTATCGACAGAGCCTTGATAAGTAATCATCTTTGCTAATGATTCTTTTACTGCTTCTACATCGGCTAGACATTTCTCTGCATTGGCCTTTGCTGTGTCGACAACGGATTGAATCGCCTGTGCCGCCGCAAGAGCTTCTTGAGCTTTCTGCATATATTCCTTTGCCGTGTCCATGTATGACTTAGCGTTAGATTCAGATGCAGCTGCATTAGATTTCGATGTGCTTGCGTTGTCTTCGGATGTCTTGGCAGCGGTCTCGCTTGCCTTAGCATTTGTCTCAGAGGTCCTTGCGGCAGACTCCGAGGTTTTTGCATTGGATGCAGACTTAGCAGCGTTTGTCTCGCTTGCCTTAGCATTAGTTTCAGATGTCTTCGATGCGGTCTCAGAAGCCTTTGCATTGGTTTCGCTCGTAGCGGCCTTAGTCGCACTGATAGATGCTTCGTTTGCCTTGTTTGTTGCCACTGTTGCATGATCAGCAATAGACTGCTCTAATTCCTTATTGGATTTATTGAGTGCTTCTGCTTTCTCGATATAAGTCTTAATCTCTGCAATGGTATCATTGACTTCTGTACTCTTGTTTGTAATGTCATCATAATACGTTTTTGCGTTCGTTGCAGATTCTAATGCGGCCTGTGCTTGCTTCTTCGCTTCTTCTGCTTGAGCCTTGGCCGTTGCTTCACCAAAAGAAGAATCGTTCTTCATGGTGTTATACATATCGGTCACAGACTGCTTAATGGCAAGTAAGTCAGACGTGTCTTTCACATCATCTATATTCTCTTTGAGCCACCGTAAATCCTCCGCGATAATGTCATAGATACCGCTATTATCACTTGTGGCAAATGGACTATTTTTACCAACTACACCGTCTTTTGTTATCTTATCATTGGCGTCACGCTGTTCAAGATACTGGAATCCCGCGTTTAGCATTTATATCACACTCCTTGTCATTAGCTATTACTAATCGTATACGGGCTATTATGTTTATCCGTACAAAGGAAGAAGGCATTACCGGATGCAAGAGGTACGTCTGCTGTGGTGTTGAAAGAATAGTTACCAATGGTAGCTGATACATCTGCCTCGTTGAAGTCCTGCCACTTACCTTTCTCCGCTGTTGCTACAAAATATATCTTGATTTTGTCTCCACCACTCACAGTAATTGTCTCGGAATGTCCACCACTGAATGTTTTCTCATAGTACCAATCGTCTGCGGGCGCAGTGCCTATTCTTTTGTTTACTTTGTTTGTCCCGTTTACGTCTATTTTTAGGTTTAAGTACGCTGGGCCTAAGAACGCATGGTAATCGTCTTCATGATGTGTCCTATCTTCTCCGTAGTTTGTTATCGCCCACGTAGTGTTAATTGTAAATGTCGTGGCCTTTTCAGGGATAGTTATTTCCGTGCCGTCAATCGTCATTGAGTAAGATTCTAGATGCCCTGTTACTGTTTTATTAACAGGAACAAGACCGCCAGAACCAGCTTTGAGTACCGTCCTACATACAGCTTGGAATCCATTGGTCGTTACGTTTTGTGGGCGACAATCAAGGTAGAGGTTTGTACTGTTATAGCCAGGGATAGCCGTCTGTAAGCTGATAGGAGTGACAATGACGTTCGGTACTGTCTTCCACGGTTTTGTGAACTTAACCCATTGGCCATCCTTGACTGTTCCCATGACTATTGCACCGACCATAGCGAAGGTGTTGCCGTTGCCATCGTGGAACTCCATGCCATTTGAACCATGTACAACGTATGAGCCATCATTACCACGTACAGTAAGGCCATTAGTATCAAGTGTCGCGCCGCCGCCTTTAATGCCTTGGTTAGCGGTTAATTCCATTGTGGTAGCACTTAGTTTCTCCGCAGTGATACTATTAGCTGCTATCATGCCGCCAACAATGACGTTCTTGTCGATTTTAGTATCGCCTGTGATGTGTACCTTATTGCCGTCAATGAGAATAGACTCTTTAGAGATATTGATTTGATTAACAACATCATCTTTGGAAACACGGAGGTTAATATCATCAATCAACTGGGCAATAGCACTGTAGTTATTCTTTGCCTTTTCAGAATCGGAGAGGTTAGTGACAACCGATGTAATACTATCCGCGTTCTGCTTGATTTGCGATGACATTTTTATTACATTGTTCTGAACGGTTGCTTTGATTTCATCGTCTGTTTTAGTCAATTCAGCAACTTTCTCGTTAAGGTTCGGTAATGCTTGCTGTGCGTCTTTTACGGCCTCTTGAATTTCCTTATCGACTTTTTTGAGTGATATTGCTTCATCTTTGAGCCATTTGGGATCAATATATGGAGTGACAGTAAAAGCATAGTCGACCGTTCGATAGCCTTCCCCGAAGATATCCACGTAACAGGCATATATCGAGTAGACATCTGGCTCGCACTGGTACACGACGAGCGGGTTCTTTGACTCGATCATGTCGGTTGTCTTGGTGCCACTGATGTAGTATCGGACACTGGTTGCTGTGCTCGGAATCGGCGGGACGCGGAAGTTTGCTCCACGCAGCGCTGTCGTAATGGCGATATTGGTGGGAGCATCTGGCCGCGTTTTCTTGTAAGTCAGTACAGCAGGATATGAATATTTGCCCTGGGCGTTGCATGCATAGAGGTACAAGGTGCCCGTGCGCTCTGCCAGCGTCACGGACGCTTTCAAGCTCGATGTGCGCACGACAAGCGACGCTGTGCCGAGACCTGCACTCTGGTCGGTTCGAACTTCGTAGTAAGCGATATCAGAGTTAGTCACTTCATCCCAGTACAGTTCTGCCTTGTTACCAAAAGTGATCCCAAAATTCTCCGGCGTGTTTGGGATTTCCGATTTCACGGCCACGAGGATCTCAATGCGTGGGGCCTGATCCGGTGATGTCATAGCGCCCCAACGGTCTTTTGTCGTGACAGCGATGCGGTATGTATCGCCGACGATGGCCTGCGGGATGGTCGCCCGATTCTGACCGCTACCAGCAAAGGTCCAGTCGTGCTGATAGCCGAGCTCATCAGCGGGGACGCCCTCTTTGATGACGAGACGGTCGCCTTGCTCATGGTCCGTCTTGTACCATACCTGGCCTTCCAGGTATGAGGTCATGTCTTCCGGCGGCTCCCACTCGACTTCTAGATCGTAGCGGCTCACACCGTCAACGAGCTGGCGATAGCGATTGTGCGCTTTCAGATTGCGTACTGGCGGGATGTAGTATGGTAGGATCGTGTACTCATACTCATCAAGATTCGAGAGATCCTGCTCGTTGTTGCCGAAGATGTTGTAGGATGCGAGCTTGAGGTAGACTTTCTTGCCGATATCTTCTTTCAGGAAGGGGATGCGCAGGAGTGCCGTATCGAGGCGGGCAAACTCCGCACCGGCATCGTGCTTGGTGGCCGTCGTCTGGTACTGCCCACGGATGCACCCCGTCAGCTCATAATGGCCGTTCTGCAAAAGTGTTGCCGTCTGGTACGACAGGCATTCCCCACCGAGCCAGCAGAGCGTATTGCCCCGCTCAGCATCCTGCTGTGTGCCTGAGAGGAAGTCGCCGTTGGCATCAATCTCGATGGAAGTCGCGTCAGCTGAGACAGCACTCGCCAGCGTGCCGATGCGCGCTGCTGTGGCGATCTGTCCGGCATAACGGTAGTAGTCTTTGTTGTCGGACACGTAAACGCGACAGCCACCCCAGCCGTCACTCTTCCCCCTCGCTCCGATCCAGACCTCAAGGCCGGACGTCGTAAGCTCAGCAGGCGGTTGCAGGATGATTGGCGCGTCGGTATCTGGCGGCGCGACATTGTAGTCAACATACGGGCGGTCTACCGCATGTACGTCAAATGATGCGGCAGAGTAGTCGCCCTTGGCGCGGCTGATGGCAGTGATGGTGAGCAGGCCATCCGTCCCCTCCGTAACACTGTCAATCATGGCCGGCTGACAGATGAGCCCGCAGCTCTCATCTGTCAGTGTGACAAGGTCGCCGACTTCCAACCGGCAAAAGGCCCAGTCCAACTTGAACGTGTACTTGTTGCGCTCGTACTGGGCCTTCCTTGCCAGTGTCTCGGCCACCTTCACGGCTCTGTCCTTGGTGTAGATATAGCTGGCGCTCGTCGTGTTGGCTTGGCGCAGGCCATAGTCTGCAATGTCCTGCGTCAATGCATACGAGACGGTCTCCTTCTCATATCCGCTATCGCGGTTGACAAACTCGACTGGGAATTGGTTGTAAATCTCGCTCGAATCCTTGCGCGAGTATGTCACAAGCGCCCCACCAGTCTGCGGAATGAAGTCGTCCGCCGTCAGATCGTAGGTAATCGTCCTGTTCGGCTGCCAGCCCTTATCGTCAGGGTCCTCTGGATTCTTGGCCGGATAAGCTCTATCATCGCAGCAGACAATCTTGAACTTATCATTCGACCAGAACATGTAGGCATTAGTTAGCGTAGCAATCTCGTTGATGATGTCGCGCGCCGTCTTGGCACTCGTCTGGTCCATCGGTGTAGAAATCAAGAGGTCTGCATGCTTGCAGTACAACCTGTAGTTATCAAGGCCGATGATCTCCACTTTCGACAGTCCTACTTTATCGAGGACGTAGCGGATATAATCAGCCGGGTTTGCATCCACGCCGTCACCGGAGCTCAGCAGCTTGCCCTTCACCTCGAAGTTGTAGTTCGGCATCGAACCGCTGTCTCCGAGGTCGATGACGCCGGCCATGTAAGCCAGACCTGCATACGGGAGTGCCTTGTCTGGGTGCTTGCCTGATACATACGGCCAGGGCTGCTGATTTGCCTGCCCCCTGAAGAGCGTCATCTGGATGGTGTCATTCGGGTACGCGTACTGGTCTTTGCCGACCCACACCCTGCCAAGACCGGCAATCTCACCCTCACAGAGGCCGAGGATGACGGCGACGGTGTAGGTGTAGGTGATACTGACGCTCTTGCTGTGTCCGCCCTTACCTGTGCGCTGTGTCTCTCGGTGCTCATGTGCCGTAAAATCGTCATAGTAGATGACGTTACCAGACACTCGAGTCGTGCCGATGATTTCCGGCACAGCAGCACCGTATTCAGCAGTCGCAACGGTAAACTCTGATATCTTGTTGGCTCGCGTCGTTGTCGTGTGGCCACGGAATAAGCCCATTACTGCACCCCCTCAAATCGATAGATTGCCCGAAGCCTTGATTTGCCGTGTGAGTCATAGAGCATCACATCATCCAAGTCGGACAAGATGACGCCCTGCTGTACGACGGCATGTATGATCGTATGATTGCCGATGTAGATGGCTCCGTGCGAGATACACCGCCCATATTGAAAAAGCAGGAAGTCTCCTTCCTGCATCTCTTCGTACTTGACCGGCTCACAGTATTTCTTGACGTATGAGAGGAACCATTCCTCTGAGTGGTGTAAGTGCCACTCATTCGAGTAAGGAGCGATGGTGATGCTCCCACTCTTTATGGCCCCACTGTCTTCCAGCGCCGCGATCAACAGCATGCCGCAGTCTACGCCGCGCCCCCGCACTCTCGCCTGATTGACGTGAGGCGTTCCCAGCCACGGCAGGGCGGCCTTGGCTATCTCCTTGCCAGTAATCATAAGAGCACCTCCTTGCGTGGCACATATGGGCATATCAGGCAGGTCGAGTCGGTATCCGTGCTGGCAATGACCTGGTTTCCTGTCGATACACTGTAAGTCCCCTGCGGATAATATTTGCGGACAGGGAACGACATATTGAGGCCCTGTGTCTTCGCCTTTACGGTAAGCTCCAGCTTGATGCCGCCGGCACTCTTGACCTCGACGTTCCCGCCAAAAAGGGAAATTGCGTCGATGATTGTGGTGTCACGGAAGAAGCAGCGCCTGAGATGAAGTGTCGAACGGTCAAGGACGCCTTCGTGAGCAGCCTTCAAGATTTGCTCTGTGTCGAGCTTGTCCTGCCGGCCAGCGTAGATGGTCACGGTCATCGTATCCACCACCACCTCGCTCTGGAGCTTGATCTGCGCCCGCTTGATGAGCAGCCTGTTGTGCAGGTAAGCCTGGCCATTGTAGACAATGTCCATATCGGTATCGGCATAGTAGAATTTACGGCCGTCTGTGAGGTCGAGCTCATACAGGTCGCAGGACGTGAGAGTCTTGGCCGTGTTGAGATAAGTATTCAAATCCTTGCTGACTTCTTTCACGCTTCATCACCTCGCTGTCATCAGCTTGAATGTCTTGGACTGGTTGAAATTGTTGAATATAGCAGTAATGCCGGCACTCGAATCCTTGAAGCGGACCTTGAAGTAGTAGGTGTAATCCGCCTTGACCACGGCACCGGCTGCAGGAGCCACGCCGTCGTGGAAGATGATCATGCCGTTTGTGACGGAATATCTCGCTTGGTCCTGCTTTGCTCCATCTACATAGACCGTCACGTCTTCAATATACTCGCATGGCTCAAGGAAATCGCCCATTGGGATGACGGCCTGATACTTCCCTGGCTCTGACATGGCGCATACCTGCCCCACGGCCTTATGGTCCTCTGGGTCCTTCCAAAGGAATGGCTCGAACCCGCCCTTGACGGATGCCACAAAGCCGAGGAATCGACGCGCCTCATCGTTGTCCAAGTGGGCAAACTTCGTCTCGATCGTCCAGCACGGCAGGAGCTGGTTGGTCAAAGTTCGGACGCGCCCACTGCCGGACGTCTGCGCTGTAACGTCCCAAGACAGGGATTTTGTCGACGACCACGCCAGCTTGTTGAGCGTTGCCGGGAATTTCTTGAGAGACATATCACCACACTCCTGCTTCTGTACCGAAATTACGATTGTTGTCGAAAAGCGCCTGGCGGATGGTATCGAGGCCGCCGTTGCGCAAGAAATCCGTGAAGGAAGAGGCATCCATCGCCGAGACATTGAGTGTCACGGATGGCGAAGATGCTCCCCCGCCAATGCTTACGCCAGCGCCGCCGACTTCACCGCCGTCGGCATACCTCGGCAGATTGCCGCTGTTGATGGCGTTGAGCGTCGGCAGGCCAATCTGGGCGGCCGCGTCTGCGTTGATGACGTACTCGCCGTTGGAGAGCATCGTCGGGATGCTGTCGCTCGTGCCAGTACCGGCACCACGGACAGGGCCGCCGCTGGCAAAGGCCATCGCCGCGCCCTTGGCCGCCGTCATCTGAGCCGCTACGACGCCACTAGCACCCCATGCCATCCACGGATTGGCCGCGATGAAGGCCGCCGTCGCATTGGCTGCCAGCACGCCGGACTTGGCACGCTCTGCCGCCGTCGTGACATTGGCATTGGCAATCTGTGCTTTCGCGTTGCTGGACGTCAGAGCATTGAGGATGCCCCACTGGCTGATCCACTTCTCCATGACGCCCTTGATGAGCGTCGAGAGGAGGCTGGTTGCCATATTGCCGAGTGTTGCGGCCAAATCCTTGCCTTTTACAATGCAGTCCGTCAACCCTTCGGCTAAGCCTGTCTGCATATTTGCCGCCAAGTCTGTGAGGATGGTCTGCATGTACGTGCTCCAGTCCGTGGCGTTGAGCATCATCTGCTCATGCCATGCCTGGCGCTGCGTATTGAGCGCCTCTTCGTTGGCAAGCTCTGCCGCGTAAGATTGGCCCGTGATGGCGTCTTTCTCGCTCATCATAGTCATATAGTCCGACAGCGTTGTCGCCATCGATGCCTTCTTGAGTTGGCGCTGGGCCTCTTCCAGAGCGGTTGCGCGAGCATAGACCTTTTCCTGTGCCTGCGTGCGAATCTGCACGGCGGCATCAGCGGCCTGCTGTTCGATTGCCGTCTGGGCATCATTGGCCTCTTGGGCGGCCTTGATGGCTGCGGCTTTCTTCTTGTCGTAGCTCGCCTGTGCCTCTGTCAGGTCGTCCTGATAGCGCTTCAGGCGAGCCTGGTCGGACGCGTCGCCCTTGCCGGAATTGATTTTCTCCTGCAGCTCGGCAATCTTGGCCTGGCTCTGCGCAATCTTGTCCTGCAGGTTGAGCGTTTCCTGACCATCGGCCGCATACTTCGCCGCTTCTTCGTTGGCTTTCTTCTGGTAGTCGTAGAACGACCTCAGCTGCTCGCCAATCTCACGCGCTTTATCTGCTGCTTCTGTCAGGATCTTGGTATAGGCTGACACATCGCTCGTCCGAATCTCAGACTGAATCTTGAACAGGATGTCCTCGGCCTTATTCTTCTCGCCCTTGCCCTTGTTGTAGGCGCTCATGATGCCTTCACCGATTTTGGCAAGGACCGCATCCTTGAGCGGGATGACCGCCTCCGGCCCGGCTTCGCCCACTACGGCAGGCGTGCCGTGCTTGAGTTGGCCACCATTGGCAAGAGCAGGAATCCGGCCACCCACAAGACCACCAGCGGCCAAGCGCATCGGGCCGCCATTGATGCCGCCCTTTGCCTCTGCCGTGACCGATGCGGAACCACTGCTCGTCCTCAATCCCGTGATGCTGGAGCCGATGTTCGCGAGAGCGTTGAATTTCTCTTTGATCGGTGCAATAACGTTGCTCTCAAACCAATTTGCCAAGCCGCCGAAAAGCCCCGTGACAGCACTGTAGGCCGCCTGGAAGGCTCCCGTGATAGCAGCCTCGACACTGCTGACAGCAGAGCAGAGCGGGGTCCACACGCTCGACTGGAACCATGCAGATGCCGCTTCCCAAGCCCCCTGCACGGCGGTCCAGGCGCTACTTGCGACACTTGTCACGGTGTCCCAAGCGGACTGCGCGGCGGACAGGACGGAGGCCCAGAGCGCCGCGAAGAATGCGACAGCGGCATCCCATGCGGCGGATACCATCGCCCAAGCCTCTGCCGCCACTTCCGTCACCTGCTGCCAAGCCTCCTGCGCCGCAGACACGATGCTCTGCCAGATTCCGGCAAAGAACTCCGTGACACTGTCCCACGCATAGCTGATGGCGACCACAGCATTCACAGCCGACTCTGTCACAGCGTTCCAAGCACTCTGGAAAGCTTCCGCGATTGGCTGGCCAATGTTGGTACTGAACCATGAGCCGATTGCCGAGAAAACGCCTACAATGCCGCTATATACCGCCGCAGCTCCAGCTGTGACGGCGGTCCAGGCAGACTGGAATGCCTCGACGAGAGGCTGTGTCACGTTGGAAGCGACCCAGGCTACGATTGCTCCCCAGGTTGCCTCAATGCCAGCAGCCAATACCGAGGCGGCACCAACAAGGACGTTGATACCGCTGACAAAAGCGTCCACTATTGGCGTGACGACATTCGTGCTGATCCATGCAACGATGGCGCCGATGATGCCTTCAATGGTCGTGATGGCGGCCGTCACGCTGGCTGTAATCGTCTCCAAGATGGACGCGAATACCGCGCTGATTGTCTCGGCGCCCGCGCTGATGCCCTCACCGATGGAGGATATGACGCCGCTGACCGTCTCAGCAATGGACGAAAAAATACTCGATACTGCGCTCACAGCACTCTGGAAGCCACTGCTGAGCCACTCGGCAACGCCACTGATGGCACTGCTGATGGCGGCCATCGCGCTGACGGCCGCCGCCTTCACCGTGTCCCAATTTGCCACAAGCAAGGCAATGAGTGCGATGATCGCTGCAATGGCCAGCACGACGGGGTTTAGTGCAGATACGGCATTCACCGCCGTCATGGCCACACCGAAGAGTCGCATCGCCACCGTCGCCACAGTGATGGCATTCTTAACCGCTGTGAATACGGTCACGGCCTTCATGATGCCCATGTAGGCCGCTACAGCAGCTGTGACGCCAATGGCGATATTCTTGATCAAGGTGATGTTTTCGGATATCACAGCCTTGATGGCGTTGAAGCCGGCCAAGGCCGTATTGACAACGGCACCAATGGCCGGGCTCACGGCAGAAATCTCATTGATGATGGCGGTAGCAGGGTCGCCGCCTGCCGCTATCGCCTCGTTGATGCTCGCGATGTGCTCCTTGAACTGGTCGACGTATTCGCCGGCCGTCTCCAAGATGCCGGACACGTCGAACGCCTTGCTGATGATATCGCCGATACCTGCCAGGCTGTTCTGGGCCGACTCCTCGAGGTTCGTGAAATGCGACATCAAGGTGCCCTGCATCTCAGCAGATGCGCCCTGCGTCTTTGCTACAAGGCCGTCCCACAGAGCATTTAGTGAGTCGGCCGTGAGGTCGCCCTTCGACGCCATGTCTCGGAGCTGTTCGACCGGCATGCCCATTGCATCCGACAGGAGCTGCCAAGCAGGGATTCCGTCGTTCGTGAGCTGGTTCATGTTGCCGGCATCAATCTTGCCAGCACCGGCCATCTGCGTGAGAGCGAGCGTGCAGTTCTGGATCTGCTCCTGCGTCAGGCCGTAAGCAGATCCAGCATCGACAATCTTGTTCATCTTCGAGATGGCCGTCTCAGCGTTGTCGCCGACGTTGACCCACAAGCGGGCCATCGGTATGAGCGCCGAGCCATCATAAGCCGACGTCTCGCCGATTTCTTTCATCTTCGAGATGAGCAGGTCGGCCTGATCAGCGCCGAGCTGGAACGTCAGGCCCTTGCGCAGCACTTCGGCGTTCGCCGATGCCTCCAAGGCCGCCTTACCGAATGCCGTGATGGAGCTGACAGCAAAAGCACCAGCAACGACGCCTTTTAGCGTACCGAGGGCTGATTCAAGGCCACGCACAGCTGCACTGGTGCCCTGGACGCTGTTGGCCGACGCCTGTGCGGCTTCTTTCAAGCCTGCCAGCGGCTCGCCGCCGACTTTCATGCCTTTCAGGCCGCTCAGCTGTGATTTTGTCGACGATACAGCTTTACTAACACCAGATGCGTCTGCTGTGATCTTGATGTTGATATCATGGCTTGCCACGGTTCAGTGCTCGCCTCCTTTCCATCTCTTCTGCAAATTCCATGAGTCGTTTGCGCTTGGACGGGGTCACTCCCTTGCGGAAAGCGTCCGGCACCAAGCGCTCCGGCAGGACGGCGTGTTTGGGTGCCCTGAAGCCAGAGTTTATTACTGGAGCTGTCACGAACGACGCCACGAAGGCCCTGCGGTTCTTCATGCGCTTCTGATAGCCCTTGAGTCTCATTTCTGCTTCCCAGGGCGTCATCTGCGCGATTTCCGCGCCAGACATCCCAAGCTCACCATATAGGACAGGCAAAAGCACGTCCAGATAGTCGTTGAACGACGTTATTCCGTCTCCGTCGCCGCCTTTGCCTGCTTCACGTTTTTTTCTTCGCCTGCCGGATCACCATCTTTATCAACGAGGCCGAGATTCTTGAGGATGTTGCTGCGGCCACGTGCGCCAAGGATGCCAGACACAGCCACCAGCGCCATGAAGAGGTTGACGGCATCGCCAATGCCGTTCTCCGACTCCACCATGTACTGCGAGAAGATTTTCTCACCCTCTTCTCGCGAGATGCGCTTCTTGTTGCCACCATCGCGGGCGGCAATCCAGAATGCATCCACAAGTGCATGGATTGGTGGAAGCTTGCCCTGATCAGCCGCCGACATGAACTGCATCAGCGGCTGGCCGATGCGGTCTTCAAGCTCGGCGAGGCCACCGATGGTCAGACAAAACAGGTATTCCTTGCCGCCAATCTCCTCATGGATGCGGCGCGTGATACGATCATAGAACATGTGCTACTCCTCCCTTAAGCTCCCACGGACGCCGTTCCGGACGTCGTGCCATCTTCCTTGACTTCCGTCGCCGGGCCAACGTCATCGACAGTCTTGCAGCCCTTGTAGAACTTCGGCTTGCCGAGGCCGTTGAGCGTCATCTTGAAAGTCGACGTGTCGTCATGCGGCGTCTCATCCGAGAGCTCCGTGATGGAATACCAGTTGCGCTCGGCACGGCCATCGCCACGGAATCGGCAGATATCGACGGCCTCGCTGGCCATGAAAGCGGCCTGGAGTTGCTCATAAGCCTCATCCGATTTGCAAACGATACCTTCAAGGCTGAGCTCCGTAGACTTGTTTCCAGCATACGTTTCGCCCCAGCCACCGGACGTCTTGTTCGTCGCATCGATGGAGTCTGCCGACATATCGTAGTCAGCCGTCGTCTGGCCGCCGACCTGAGTCCATACCGGCTTTGCTTCAGTAGCGCCTTCGCCGTAATTGAGGTATACCAATACCTCTTTGCCAAGCAATTTGTCCTGCGTCGCATCGCGCTTTACTCGCGTTTTTGTCATATATCTTCACTCCTTAAAACTTCACCAGAAATTGCAGGACAGCCGCACCGATGTTGCTGATGCCCTGCGGTGTTCCAAACGTGATTGATTCGACCGAGCTGTCAACAGCCCAACCGTCGAGCGTGTACTCCCGATCAAGTACCGCCCGGACTTTCATTGCATAATCTTCGACCTGCGTCGTGTTGCCCAGGTCCCCTGCCGGGTTCGGGCTGATGATCGTCAGAGAAAACTCTGCGATGCTCTCCGAATCCTCTTTGACGAATGGCTGATAGCGCACACCGTTACAACAGATGTACCCTGTCACGCTCTTCGGGAAGGCCGGTCCCATAATGCCGGTCTTCCATGGGATATCAGGCACCAAATCCGAGAGAATTGCCTCGATGGCGTCCGACACCTGCCGTAAAGTAACTTCTTCTGCCATCACGAGCGGGATAAGCGAATCACCCCGACGCCTCCCTTCCCTGCTGTGTCCGTGCCAGGCTTTGCAAAATCCGCATACGAGAGTGAACTCTCAAGGCCGGCCACCAGTTCCTTGTAGATGTTGTACTTCTGCAAGTAGATGTCATCCTTCCGGCTGCCATCCATCATGACGGTCGAGTCTGAGCCAACCATCGCCGCCGCACAGACGCGACAGGCTACGGCGGCCCCCAGCTGACGGATGACCGGACTGCACGGCACTGCCAGATCATCCTCAGCCAGGCCAAAAGATTCCGCCTTGTGGAGCAAGTAATCATTCGCATAAGTGATATCGCTCTCCCGGCACGTCAAGATATTATCGTGTACGTCATCCAGTGCAACAAAATCCATATCATCCCTCCCGTCATGTGTCCAGATCATTCATCGCAGCATCAAAACGAGCGCGGATATTGTCAGCTTCGGCATCTGCTGCATTGAAGATGAACGGGTCCTTCTTGATGCCAGGGTTATGGGCCCGCTTGGCAAACACAAACTTGCCGCCCGCCGTCCACCGGAGCACCTTCTTGCTCCTGGGCTCGATGTCGTGGGGCCTCGTGCCTTGATGCAGGTAGATGGTGATGAGCCTCGTCGTGCCGACTGTGCCCTGCAGAGATGTACCTGAGCTGGTCACTTCTGCCTCGATGCTTCGCTCAGCCTCGCCAGTCCTCGTCGTGAAGCGGTGAGTAGACCTCGCCCGCTCCTGGATGTCACGCACAGAGATGGCCATAGCCTCCTCCATGCGCTTCTTGAGGTTGCTGTTGATGTTGTCCATCCGCGATGCAACGACGTCCGCACCATCCACCGAAATATGCCAGGCCATCTTACTTGAAGTTGACCGTCATGCAGGCCAGAGCCTTCGGCTGCACAACTGCCGCGCCGTATACGAGCAGACCCTTAATGGCATCCGAGAAGGACTTCTCCGGGCGGAGTGCCTGCGTTTCTGTGAGCTGTGCGGCGAAGGAAATGGCGGCGCGAGTGCCAGCAAGGACCTTGAAGAGCGTGCCATCCGTGTTAGGGACGTTGTTGGACTGGTAGATGTTGAAGCCGGCAGCCTGCCCGATGTAGCCATTCGTGAGGACGCTGTCCGTCTTGGCCGTGCCAGCCGCCACGAAGCGCGAATCTTTGAGCATGAAGCCATAGAAGGCAGACGGAACGACGACGAAGCGGCCATCTGCCGGCACGTTCTCGTCATCGAGTGCGCCCTTGAGATCAACCAGAGACTCATACGCCTTGCTGGCTGAGGTGATGGAAAGCGGCGTCGTGTCATCGCCCAGGCCCTTGGTTACGCCGGCCTTAGCGTGGAAGCCAGCAATGTACTGATCGACCGTATCGCGCATCTTGTACGAAGCACGCTGCATAGCGCCATCGATGAGGTTGACGTTGGCCTGTGCTGCGTCGACGTCATCGACCTTGAAGGCAAAGTATTTCTGCTGGTCAATGGTCAGCGTGGTCTGCGTGCCATCAACATTATCGAACGTGATGTCCGTGCCCTGTTTGTAATCACGCACGGCGATGTCACCGATCTGGTTGATCTTCACGACATTGCCGGCCGCCTTGATATCGCCCTCGTAATCGCGGTTGGCAAGATTGCCATACACAAGCTCCTTATCGAGGTGAGCCAGGAGGCGTGCCTCCCAGATAGTCGGAATAAAATTTGCAATCGACATGTTTCATCTCTCCTTATTTTTTATCTGCTTCGGCGACGACGCCTTTGCTGATCTCATCCCAGTGGGCGTTGATTTCATCGCGTGACATCGTCTTCAGGTCATTCATTGTATACTTCGCACCACCGGAACCCTGTGATCCAGAGCCGCCGCCAGCACCAGTCTGGACGTCGGCCTTTACTGCCCAGGGATTCGCCTTGAGCCAGCCAGCGACGCCATCTGTCACGGAAAGATCCTTGTCGCCGTCTTTGTAGACGATTTTGTCGCCATCGCCGACCGAGACATTCCCGATCAGGATTTTCGACATCTCAGCCGGATTGATGGCCTTGCCATCCGTGAGTGCCGACAGGACCTTCGAGCTGATAGCCTCCTTGACACGTTTGTCGTGCTCTTCCTTGGCCTTCTTCTCGGACGCATCATACTTGCCCTTGAGCTCGTCGAAGCTCTTCTTCAGCTCGTTCATCTGCGTGCCGAGCGTTGACGGATCGCCGCCAGCATTCTGGAGTGCCGTCAGCGTGGCAACGAGATTTCTGAGCGCCCCCTCAGTGTCGCCGCCCTGGCGGAGGTTGAGCTGGTCGAGGATCTTGTTCTTCTCGACGCGGCTCTTGGCAGCCTCGTCACGTGCGCCACGAATCGCGTCCTGCAGATCCGCGACCATCGTGCCGCCGTTCTCAATCTTCCCGAGTGCTTCGTAAATCTGTTCCAGTGTGTAAGCCATAGTAATTCTCCCTTCACCGTCTAGGCTAGTTCGACTCCCGTTCTTTTAAGCCTGCGGGCGGCTCCTGGCCGAAAAAAGGCATGAAAAAAGCACTCACGTTTTCGCAAGTGCTTTAATCTCTGTTGTAATATTTACACCGTTTACATTTTTCCTTGAAATCCGGGATGGTAACAATGTCTTGTGGGGCCGTCCATAACGGTGCTCCATTTTCGATAACCATGTGAACATCGAAACATTCTCCGTCAGTAATCTCTCTGTCTACCAATTCACACTTTATCTTATCATCTTTATACATTCCGCCATCACCTTCTTCGTTTCTTCGTCAAATTCTTCTGCTAAAAACGCTGTTCGGATAAGGCCATCAAGGATATATACAGCACCAGCATTCGAAAAATAGTTTTCGCTCCTTCCGTTCCACCTCGTTAAGGAGAACGTTGCATCCGCAATCAACTTCTTAGCCGTTTCGTAATCCACACCGTGTTTACGCCATTGATTAATGTGGATGTCGTCAAAGGCAATATTTGATAAGTCGATTTCTTTAGGTGGGTAATTGACCTTTTGATATTTAATACCTGCACTATCTAAGACAGTCTCTAGCTTTGTCTTAATTATATCATTTTTATCCGACTTTTTCAGCATCTGCTGCGAATAATTTCTTGCCCACTTGGTCCAAGAATCCCTGTTCGCAAACGCTTTTGCCCCTTGGATGCCGAGAATCTGCTGCCGATGATACAGGGATTGCTCCTCAAGCCACGCCCGACCACCTTCTTCCAGCCGGTCGACGGCCTTCTTGCCTTTTAGCTCGCCCCGGTACACTGGCGCAAGGTGGCAAAGGCAATGCGGATGCACCGGCAGGCGCGGGGTGGCGTTCTTCGGATAGATGCCTTTGCCGAGGCCGTACAGGTTCGCCTCGGCATAGAGGTCGCAGATGTCGAACTTGGGATGACGCGACGCCAGCTTCCACTGGAAGGCCACGACGGAGTCATCGTCCATATACTTTTCGGCAAAGCCGTCTGCCCATGCTCTGGCCGCCTCTGTCCTGGCGATGCGCTCGGCCACGTAGCGGCTTTTCTCTTCGACGGCAGTATGTACCGACCGTGAGAGCGCCTTCTCTGAGCCGTTCACCACCGCATCCAGCAGCTCGCTGTAGGCCGTCTTGAGTGCTTGGTTCGGCGCGCCGCCTTGCCCCAAGCGCTCGACCTGCCTCTTTGCTCGACGCACCTGACGCAGTAAATCGTTCCGATTCTCGTCCGTCAGGTCAGAATGCCTGGCAAAGGCGACAATCTGCTGCAGGTACTTCGGTATTCCCTGCTGTCTCGTCACGGCGTGACCGCTGTTGTAGCCGTCGTACAGCTTGCGGGCGGCCTGCATGGCATGGCGGTTTTCCTTGAGCTGCTCCCTGATCGTCTCGACGATGGCATCGCGCATCTCCTTGTCACTGCCGTGCAGCTTCTCGGAGAGCGTCATGCCGGAATCATCCCATGCCTTATCAAGGTGGGACGGGAAGAGCTTGATGGTCCTGCCAACGCCTTCCTCGTAGGATTCCTTGACCGACTGGCGGACAGCATCCCCGACCTGGTCTGCTACTTCATAGGCTGCCCAAGCATGGGCTGTAGCCGCTCCGACGCTGCTGTCGTCATCAAGATTGTTCATGATCGTAGCCGCGACGCCGCTCATCATGCTATGGAATACCTTGCTGAACTTCGATAAGATTTTTGCGATTGGGCTTTTCACAGGTCATCACTCCTGGTTACCGTCATCGGGTGCGGGCGGCTCTGGCGGCTCACTGTTCTTTTGGTCCATGTCGGCCTTTTCCAAGCTCTCCATGAGCTCGTCGAAGCGCTCGTCTGGGATGTCCGGGCAGTATGCCGCCAAAACCTTCTTGAGCACGTCCTGCCGCAGGTCTGGCGTAAGGCTCAGGTCAAGCACTTCCTGTGCCTGCTTGAGCTCGCCCTCGACATCGACGATGCCAAAGTCATCCGGGTAGCTGACTGTGTACTCGATGGAGCTGTTGAGCCATGCCGCGAAAATCTGCAGCACATTCTCCTCGGCCCGCTTGCAGTTGGCGGCAAAATTGGCCAACTGTTGGTTCGTGCGCTCAAATTCCCACTGTCTCGCCACGCCGCTCGTCTGGTTTGTCGTCGTCGACTGCAGGAAAGAGAGGCTCGCCATCCGATACATCTCTTGAATGAGCGAAGCGATCTGTGCCTGCAGCACGCTGGCAGGATCGGACGGTGGGGCAATGAAATCCGGCTGATGCGTACTCTCAGGATTGTAACCAAGAGCGTTGTTCGTGCCGATGGTCAGCTCGGCTGCATCCAGTGTTGGTACCGTCAGCAATGGGAAGGTCTGATTCCGCAGAATCTCGCCGAGCCATGAGCAGTGATTGTACAGGGCTTTGGCCGTCGATGCAATCGGCCCCATCTCCGGCACCGGCCTCATAGTCTTCTGCTCCAACAGCCGCGAGAAGAGCGGCACGACAGGAACGCCGCCGAGCGCATACGTGCCAGACATATCGCCTGCCCCGTCGCCGGAAATGGTCCAGCCGTTCCGATCATAGCGGAGGTAACGGTACAGCGGCGCACCGTTCTCGACTTCCTTGATTTCACGAAAGACTACATAGGTCAGGCGTCCGTTCTTGTCCATACCATATTCCTGCAAGTCTTCCGGGCTCATCAACGTCAAGTATGGGTACATGCGCCGCTCCATCATCTCGGCCACGTTACGAGCGGTATTCTCACGCGGCATATCTACAACGATGAAGCTCACGCCATACACCTTGGCAGATATGGCCGCCCGCTTCATGAACGTGCTCATGCTCGTCTTGTTGCCGTCCACGTCCTGCAAAAAATCCTGAACGAGGTCTTCGCACTGCCCGTGGTAATCGCGCAGCGGCTCCCGCTTAAAGATTGGGTCTGTCAGCGCGTTGACAATCGGCGCGAAGTAGTTGAGGTAGTATGCATTGGCACAGCGGAATCGATAGTCCTCATCGGATTCCCGCTTGTGCTTCGTCAAGTATGCTCCAGAAGCAAAGCCACCAGAGCCGAAGTAAGCATCATGCAGTAAGGAATAGTTCAAGCGGTTTCGCCTCCTCAGTAGTTGATTCTCTTAGCCACGATGCGGTCGCCGCGCATGACTGGCTCTAGGCCGTAGCGTACCGCATCGATGGCATGGTTGTTCTTATCCGGGTAGGCGCTGATGAACTGGCCCTCCCGGTTGCGCTCGTATTCATAGCCGATGAACTCACGGTAAGCGTTCGGCGCTCGCCGTTTGTCGATGTGAATCTTCTCGAGGCCCTGCAGCCATCGCATGCCATAGTCAATGGAGTCAGGGCCTTTTTTCGCACCGTCCACCCGCAAGCCCAAGTCACGCATCTCGGCGATGCTCTTGGGCTCAGCCGAATCTGCTGTAATGGAATGGTCATGCAGGAGCGGCTTGATTTTCTGGGCAGCTGTCCGGTTGGTCATCTTCTGCCCGTAAAGCTCATCGTAGATGTACAGCTCCCGGCGCTTCTTGTCGTAATACATGCAGATGAATGCCAGTGGATCCACCGCAAAGCCGAAGTCCAGGCCGAAGTAGAGCCGATCGAACGAACTTACCTGCTCATCCGGCATTGTCGTGTCTTCCACGTTGTCGAATACAGCGCCGCCGGTACCGGTGACTTCGCCCATGTATTCATGGCGATAAGCCATCTCATTCTTCTGCTTGAGCTTCTCGGCATCCTCGAAGAAGCGCTCACCGAGCCATTCGCGTGGCACGCCGAGATATGTCGAGTGATGGACGAGCCTGTCAGAATCATCCGTGAGCTTTTCCTCATTCACCCAATTGTTTTGTGACTTGGGCGGGTTGAACGAGCAGAACTCCCAGAACCTAGGGCCGCCGCGTAAGAGTGACTGGTTCAGGTTGCGGATTTCCTCCATGCCGCTGAACTGGTCTAGTTCCTCGAACCATGCGATGCCGATGTAGCCGAATGGCAGCTTGATGGACTTAATCTTCTGCGGATCATCGACACCGAAGAACAGGATCTTCTGGCCCGTCTTCTTGTACGTAATCTCATGAGGCGACGTTTTGAAGCGGAACTTGCTCGTGAGCCCCAGCGCGTCGATTCCCCATTGCATCTGCGGGTACACGCTGTTCTTGATGGTGTTGCCGACCTTGCGCAGGACGACCGCGTGGCAGTCTGGATTCTTGATGATGAGCTGCGGAATCTCGAGGCTTATCTCCGAAGACTTTGTTGAACCTCGGCCGCCCTCCAGCCAGTAGTAAGTATGGCCATGACGCACGATGTCACGATGCAGTGCGTAGAAATGCGGCGCTACCACATCACTGAGCCTTACTGTTTTCATCGTTACCGTCTCCTAAATCATCCACAATCGTCACGGCATCGTCGTCCACCTGCTCGGCCGCCCGTATCTCAGCCTCGAGCTTCTGGAGCTTGAGCTTTTGCTCTTTGGCATCGAGCTGCATCGGGTAGCGCTTGAGCAGGCTCTTCGCTGCTTCGAGGCGGTCCCGGGCGGATACTTGCACCGTGATGATGCGGGCATCGCTTCTCCCCTCGCCTGTTCCTTCGACGACGACGCGCTCCTCTTTGACTTCGCCGCGCAGTGTCGATGTGAGGAACTGTAGGATCTCGTCAGCCTTGGCAATGCGCTTGTCTTCAAGCTCCTTGAGCCTGGCATCGATGGTGGCCTTGATTGCAGTATTTTGCAGTAGTTTTGGCGCGTTGGCGTTGATGTATTTTTTGCTATACCCGGCCCGCCTTGCCGCCTCACTGGCATTGCCCGTCTCGACATAATAATCGACGAACCGCCTCTGCTTCTCTGTCAGCTTCATCTCACATACTCACCACGCTCCCTAGTCTTAGTTTATGCATCAAAAAAGCACCCACGCTGTGAGTGCTCGGATATTCTACAGGCCCTAGATTTCAGGCCTGTCTAAGGGGTAACTTTATGAAAGGAGGAACTTCTGCCGGTGTTGGCTCCGGCGTGACAAAATGTTGGCGTTTGCGAGTGTCGTCTCCTCGCTTGCGCCATAATGGAGGCAGCGCAGGGACTTGAACCCTGCTTGCTGGGATTTGCTGGCCCAGCGGTTTGCCACGTAACCTAGCTGCCATGTCGGGCGGGATAGCGCAGATTGCAAGGATTCAAACGCCATTATGAAATGCCCCGCCCATGATGTGTGATATTGTTTTGGAGAGTTATCGTCCGCCTCATCCAGACATCCGATACTACTATTATCGCACAGATCTGAATCAAAATCCGGCACAAAAGCGGAAGTGTTTTCGCCCTCGTACTTATCCACAGCCCCCTGTGACTTGTCAAAGCACTGCGAAGTGAAATGCCATCTGCTCGGGAACAGCATCATCGCCGAAAATGATGGCAGCCATTGTCTTGACGGCTCGCCCCCCAATCTTCCTCGCCCACGTCTCGGAAAGATACAAGTCCATCGCCAGCTCGACCCACGTTTTCCGCTCGAAATAGTAGCCCCTCAGCAAATACTGCTCCCGCTCATCGAGACAAGAGAGCGCATGGTCGACAAGCTCCAGCCGGTGCTCGATAGCGTCCGCCTGGGCATCGCACCACGCCGCCATCTTCTCCTTCTTCGCGCGCCGATCCGCGGCCGCCTCCACGGCATTGAGCTCCGGCGAGCCGCCGCCAGCCTGGTCCCCGTACTTTGAAATCGGTGCCGCAATGTCAGAGCCCTCCGAAAGCTCCGCTCGAATTGCCTTTGCTTTCATGCGCATGCTCTCCGCCGTCCCCTGCATCCGACCATACTGGCTTAGGTATCGCTTCACGATTTCGACGTAGTCATTATATTCCTTGAGCTCTTTCACGCTATCTCCTCCCCACACAAAAGCCAGAGAGACCCACAGCCTCCCTGGCATATCATCATTTCTTTCGGCTCAATGCCTTGGCCTACTCCTCATCCTCGATGCGCTGGAGCTCCTGCAGCCACGCGCAGTTCCGCCGGCGCTTGTAGTCGGTAACGCCAAAGACCACTAGCAGGCTCAGCCCAGCGCCCAAGCAAAACGCCAGCCAGATGGCCAGCAAACTCACGATGTCCATCTTACTTCTTCGCCTCCTCACATTCTTTTCGTTCCGATTCGGATTTCAATGACTTCGGTACCGATCTCTTTGTGGATTCTATCCACATATGCTGCATCTTCATAAAACGAACGTTCTACAAGGTCACGAGCATTCAAGTGTTTTGCCATATCTCTTGCTTCTTCCAGACTGTCAGCACGGACAAAAGCATCGCCATGCATATCGATTTCAAAATGGACTTTGTATTTTGGCATGATATTCCTCCTTACCTCCAAATCTTGCCCGTCTGCTTGTCGCGCAGGACGATACGCTCTTGAATCTCGAAGCCAAGCTCGTCGAATGTAGTCCTGGCGATGTGGATGCCTGCCTTGATGCGGCGCAGCACTTTCTCACGCTCGGCGGCTCCTTCTTTGGCCAGCACGTGATCGGCGGTCGGGTCGTTGTATCCTTCTTCATTTCTCAGCATCATCGTCACTCCTCTCCAAGGTTCACCAGCTCCAAGACGCCGCTTCTATGGCTCCGCTCCTGCAGGCGTTTCTTGTAGCTCGGGTAGGTCATCCATCTCAATGTGTTGTAGGTCTTGCCGGTCTTCCTAGCAATCTCTGCAAGCGTTCCGTCTGCGAGATTCTGCTCGCCCTTGTAGAGGGCATAGATGTGATTCACGCCAAGCCGCCTCCCTCCTCAGCCTCACCGTACTGGCGCAGCCGGTTCTTGCAGTTGACCATCTCGGCCGCCAAGCGGAACTGCTCGGGCGTCGTCGCGTTGACAAGGAGTGTCAGCGCACAGATGGCAGTATCGACCATCTCTTCGATGAAGGCCGCATGGCTCTTGGCGTCGCGGTTGCGCTGCCATCGATCATATGCCTCCTGCACCTCGCCGCATTCTCCAATAATGTGCAGGATCTGCGCATTGTAGTCGAGCGTGTCAGCCTTCGTCACGTGCGGGCGGACGGGATGCAGGAGCCGCAGGTCGTACAGCACCGGCTCACGATCACGTGCCTGTTCCAGCTCATCCTGGAACGCATCGGGGAACTCCTTGCGCAGAGCAAGCTCGGTACGCTGGCAGATCTCCGACGCTTCGCCCAGCGGGTTGTAGTCGCCGCTCATGAAGTCGCCGCACTCAAGCCCCTTAAGCGGGCAGGTCTTGCTCTCGCATCCATGATAGTCACCCTTGGCATCGATGCCGCCGTATTTCTGGCAGCACCGCCTCGTCAGCTCGATATACTTCTCAGTATCCATCTTTCTGCTCTCCTTTCTTCGCCTCCAGCGCCTTGAATGCCCTCTCGATGGATTCGGTCATGCTCCAGCCGATCTCCTCTTTGATGGCATCGTCGATGTCGGTCGACTTGACCTTTCCGTCATGCAGGCCGTCCTGATACGCGACGAACTGCTCAACAAAGCGCTCGAGGCGTGTGGTCCCGAACGGCTTGCCGAGGCCGCCATCCCGTAGGAAGCCGATGACGGACGCGAATGCATCGGCAACGCCGGTTGCATATGCCTCCGCCGGCTTCTGGATGTCCCTCCGCAGTTTCTTGTAGATCCTGTCGGCAGTCTGCTCCTCAGCCGCCACCTGCATGGCCGTGAGTGTCTTCTGTACCGTCTCGACGTCCGCTCCCGGCAGTGCCCGGTTCAGCTTGCGCCTCATTTTCCTTGCTGTACTCATTTTTACTCCCCACCTATATCCCCTTGTATGCGTTTTGCTATGGATGACCGTTCTAGCGCGTCCTAGGCGCTCAGAATGGCACTTCCTCGTCTGGAATATACTGCCCGCCCGGATTGGAATTGGCGAACAGGTTCAGCTCTTGGCCGATGTCATCCGCGATCAGGCGATGCTTGTAGTATTTCTTGCCATCCTTCTCCCACTTGTCCAACGTGATATGGCCGGTCACGATGACCTTATCCTTGTCATGCAGCTGGCCATCCCATGCCTGCGCCAGACGGTCGAAAGCCGTCACATCGATGCTGCCATACGCGGCTTTACCATCCTTCCCTTTGCCCTGGTAGTACGACAAGTGAAACGTCAGCACTGCCATACCGCTCTTCGCCACACGGCTCTCCGGCTGGAAGACCGTGCCTGTCAACGTCACATGATTCATGATTCCTTACTCCTTCCTGCTTCCCACTCGCGGAAAAGCTCAAACCAGTCGACCGCATCCATCGTGATCTTCCAGCGCGTGTTGTTGCGCCGGTGGGCCACGATGGGCAGGCTGCCATCCGCTTTCATTCCGGCATCGCGCCGCGCCTGATCGAGCGCAGCGTCGATATTCAGGTGCTCGACGCGCTTGACCTCGATGTGAATGCCAGGCAGCCCGACACAGTCCGCCGCGTCACCTGTCTTTCCGCAATATTGCGCCGTCCGACGCACATCGTAGCCCATCGACCGGCAAAGCCTGGCAAACTCCAGCTCCCCGGCCTTGCCCTTGGCCCTGCTGTTGGTCATGCTCTCACCTTCCTCTGGCTGGCTCCGCTAAATATCAAACACTGCGAGGTGTTGCGCAGCCGGTCCATGATGCGACCGGAGTATGTTCCGGCCAGCTCCTCTTTGCTGAGATTCGTCGTCACGATGATCGGCAGCATCTTGTTGTAACGCTCGGTGATGATGCTGTCGACCTTGCTGAGCACCCAGCATTGGTCGATGTTCTCGCCACCTAGGTCGTCGAGGACCAGCAGAGGCGTCGAGCGGATGCGGCGCTCGTATCGTGCCCACTCTTCCTTCGACAAGGCCCGCATCGTGAAGAGGTTGTCGATGAGTGAGCACATCGGCACCATAAGACAGCCGCCATTCTGCACGCTCATCCAGTGCCGCATCACCGCCACGGCCATCGTCGTCTTGAGTGTGCCGTAGTTGCCGGCGAGGATGAGGCCATAGCCGCGCCTGACGTTCTGCTGGATGTCCTCGGCATAGGCTCGCACGGCCTTGTAGTTCCGCCGGATGTCATAATCTGGCGGCAAACCACGGCGCTCGATGCTCTCGAACGTGATGCCCTGGTATCGTTTGTTGATGCCGGCCAGCTCCAGCGCATGGATGCACTTCTCCCGCTCGCGTGCATCAATCCCAGCCGGGCTTCTCGTTGGCCCACTTGCGCTGCTCGGCTTCGGGGTCAAAGCGGAGCGCTTTCTTGCGATGTCGGCCAGCAGTTTTTGCAGGTCTGGGTCCATCTGCTTTTCCATGTCCATGTTCCTCCTCTGGATTCTCTGGATCGTCATATCCATTCTGCTCCCAGCTCTTCAATATCCCCTCGATGTACCCCATGCTGCGGCGGCCTCGGTAGTCCGCCCGGTCGATGGCCTTGAGCAGGGCATCCTTGCCGTAGTGGTCCAGGCAATCCGAAAGGCGTTCCAGATCTGCCGGGCTCGGTACGGGTCGGATGCTCTTCTCGTAGACCTCGACCACCTGACGGTAGGTTTCGTCTTGGGGTGGTGCTGTAGTAGAAGAGATATGTTTACTGTTTATACTGTTTATGTAGGGTTCGTTTTTCGAACCCTTGATGGGTGTTATGGGTTCGTTTTTCAAACCCTTAGGGTTAGATTTTCGAACCCTTGGCTCTATTATGGGTTCGTTTTTCGAACCCTTAGGGTTAGATTTTCGAACCCTTGGCTCTGTTATGGGTTCGTTTTTCGAACCCTTGTCATCATCCATGGGTTCATTTTTTGTACCCTTAGACGAGTCATCATACAGCTGGATGAGATGGTATCGCGTCTTCATCTTGTGGCCTGGGTCGATGGAGCGGATGAAGCCCTTCCTCTCGAGTTCCCGCCTGGCATCGATGATGGTCTTTTTCCATCGCATCCCCAGTTCACGCATCAGCTGTGAGTTCGCTACCTCGAACCATTCAGGCCATTTCAGCTGATTGGCAATCAGGAACAGCCGCAAATACACGGCCTGTTCCTTGACATTGAGCACGCCGATGCTCTTCTCGCCGAACGCATTCAGTTGTCTGACGTAGTTCATTGACGTGCCTCCTCAGTTTACAGATTCAGGTTGCCTTCCTCGTTCAGGATCTCGCCGGTCTCCGGGTCGACGTGCTTCGGCTCTGCCTCCGGCTGCTCCTTGTCATAGTCGGCGTCGATGGTCTCGTACTCCGTCTCACTCGGGGCGTCGAGGATGTCGGCCGTCTTGTCGGTGTAGTGCTTGATGGACTCATCGGCGGCCACGGCACGGACGAAGTCGGTTGCCATCGGCGCGTACTTGAGCACCTTCTTTATGACGGTCTTCTTGGCCATCTCGTCGAAGTTGGTCGACCACGGCGAGAAGCCCTTGCCGGCCGCCTTGCTGAACTGATGCATGTGCGCCTTGATGTCGTCCATGCTCATCACAGCGAAGCCGCTGCCACCATCCTTCGTGTGGTAGACGGCATAGTAGAGGATGACCGGCCCGCGATCTGTGAGCGCTGGCACGTGGCGCAGCTTCGGCTCGAGGCCGAGCTCGTACTCAAACGTGTCGTTCTCATGCACCTCGTGCGCCTGCAGGTCCTTGCCGCCCGAGCGGTAGAAGAGCGCCAGCAGGCCCTTATAGCCGATCTGGAACTGGCACTCGAGGACGCCGTGGTTGCGGTACGGGATGAGGTAGGCCTGCCCGAGTGGGGTATTCGGCTCGAGGCCGAGCTGAGCCGCCTGCATCATCGCGCCGAGGAAGGATGGCGGCGTGCACTCCTGCAGCTGACGATTTGACGAGAGCGCCGTCAGCACGATGCGTGTGAAGCGGTCCGGCGTCAGTACCGTCGGCAGAGCCTTGCCGATCTGCGGCCCCATGCTCATGACGAGGGACTGCAGCCCCTTCTTGCTCCCTGCCTGCTGGACCTCATTCTTCTTTGCGGCGATGATGCCGCCTTTGGTTGATGCCATGGTAATCAATCCTTTCTGATAATCGTGAATCATGCGATGCGGAAGACGCGAATCGGCTTGCCGGTCTTGCTGTAGGCGTCGAAGATGTCGGGGTGGTCAGCCTTCAGGCGCTTGCCGTCGATGGACGTGCGGCCCTTCTGCGTCTTCCAGGTGATGCGGCCGCCTTCATCCTCGGTGCCCCATACCGCCATCTCATGGTCGCCCATGAGCTCCTTCAGCCGGTTCTTGCTCGCCGCGATCTTCGCATCGAGCTCCTTCTTCTGGGCTTCGAGCTGGCGGATAGCCTCGACCTCGGCCACCGCCCAGGACGGCAGCTCAATGCTCTCAGCAACGCCGCCACGGAAGCGCTCGGCCAGTGCCTCGGTACAGGATGCCGAGCCGTCCACCTCGGGCGGCACACGGTCGACGACGCACTGCCAGAAGGCCTTCTCCATCTCGAGCAGCGTCTGGATGTCCTCCTCGTTGCGCTGGATCGGCTTCCATACGTAGTGCTGGCCGCCGACCAAACAGGCAATGTACCAGACCGGCAGGCCCGTCACAAGCATGTAGTGCTGGCACTGGCAGTAGTAACTTGCCGGCACCTCGTCGCCTTCCCAGAGGGACGCCTTGAAGCCGTTGGCCGTCTTGCACTCGAGTCCGGCCTTCTCGCCTGCCACCATACGGTCGACGTTGGCGAAGAGGAACGGATACGCCTCATCCTGCACCATGCCGTGGCGGCGGACCTTCTTGCCCGTCTGGCGCGTGAACTCCTGCGCGACGACATCCTCGAGGCGGTTGCCCCAGTAGACCGGCTCACGGTCTGAGATGTCTTCCGGGACAATCTGGCCCGTCTTTTCGAGCCAGAGCTCGTACTTGCTCTTCCACGGATTCAGCCCCACGATCGTGCCGGCATCACTGCCGCCGATGCCCTGCGTGCGCATCTTGAGCCATGCATTGCGGTCCGCCATCTCGGCGACCGTCATAATCATCTTCGCCATATTCACCAACTCCTTATCACTTATGAGATTTTTGAGAAATTGTGTAGTTAACCAAGATATCGACTTTATTTTCAGTATTGAGCCCTTTGTTATAGTCGTGGTCAATAGCCTTCACCCAGCCGTCTCGAGTTACTTCTTTATTGTTGGGAATCGTTTTGTTTACCAGCACGTTACGCAACCGCTTGAGATCAATATCACCCTCATTGTCCTTAAGAATATCGACCAGTGGCTCATATAAATCGCGTCTACGTCCGCGTGGTTTCTCACCTAAAATTGACCGAATGAACGACAGACATCTTCTTGCGCTCGGAATTTCCTTTGAATCAATAGCCAGCTTGTCAATGAGCTTAGTGCTAGTTCCGCTCTTCACGCCCAAAGCACGAAGAACAATGGCAGGTTTCAGATTTCCAGCAGTATCAGAATATTCTTCTACCAGTTCCTCGGCGATGCGGCAGCTCTCGTTTATAAAGCCGCCGACATGGAGGATATCCAGCAGTTTGTTCTTGTACCCAGTATTGTTGAGGTCCAGTGCATCTCTATAGGTCATGTCTGGTTTTACCTGGTACTTGACGGGGAGACGCAGGGCCCGGCAAATCAAGTAACGATGTTGTCCATCCATGATTTCGTATTTGCCAGGATCACTTTCTGAAGGGCGAACGGTAATCGGATATATAATCTCTCCGGCTTTTTGGATAGCCAGCTTCAGGTGCTTGAGGTTTAACGGGTTAATCTTACGATTTTTATCAGACAGAACGAACATATCGTAATCTGTTGTTTGAGGCCACTTCGTGTTATCTGTTTTCATTTTACTTGCCTTCTCTTTCTGTGGTACAATAACCACAACATCACTTTCTTGTTGGCCGGGCGTCTCAGCGTCCGGCTCTTTTTTACGTTGTCTGCTGATACGTGCCATGCCGACGAGCGACAGCATGTATGCTTCTTCCTGCGTCACGTTGTTGCAGCTCCCGTAGCCCGGCCAGATACAGCGCGAGTAGGGGCAGCTTAGGCAAAAGTACCCAGGCTTGCATAGTGGCGGCGGCGTTACTGGCCTTCTCATCCCATCGTCACCGCCCATTCTTTTCGATGACCTGCTTGAGCTTGCGGATCAGCAGGCCTCGCGTCTCCGGGGACAGCTTGCCGGCCTTGTCTCTGACCTTCAGCTGTTCGAGCTCGTCTTTGAGGCCGGGGAAAATCTCCTGCCGGATGCAGGCATCCAGCAGCTCCTGCAGCTCTGTCATGCCTGCTCACCTCCCTCGGCCGGCTTGGGCAGGCTCATGAGGTCGTGGAGCCAGAAGCGCTGGCAGAGGCTGTCCGGCAGGCGGTAGGCCTGCAGGTGGCCTTCCTTCGCCAGCGTGTAGATGCGCGACTTGTTCACGCCGAGGATCTTCGCAGCATCCTTGACCGTAACCATGCGGTCGAAGTACGGCGGTTCCTTGGCGCCGGCCCCCATCATCTTCATGTACGACTCGAAGACAGGATCGTGAATCATCGCGCTGATGGCCTGCAGTTTCTGCGTGAACGCATCAATCTGCTCTAAATCAAACATATGACCGCCTCCTCTCAATGCCACACCAGCCAGGCCGCCGCCACACCGATGACGATGCCGGCCGCGAAGACGATGGCATACGCCTTGCTACTCAGCAGCCTGCCCGTGAGCAGGAGCTCCAAGTTGCTCTTGAACACATCTCTCGCCTCCTCACATCAGTATTGCCGCAACAGCCGCCATGACCTCCACGGTAACGACCGTGCCGAGGACCATCACAACCCCTGCAACGGCCCACTCGACGCGCTCCTGCGTCTCCACGCTCGGCGTGAGCGCCTTCTTGATCTTCGGATTCAGATGGCGGCGGCGCACCTTGCGCGGCTCCATCGTGCTGGGTTCAGTCATCTGCTTCACGCTCCTTCCCTGCTTCAAGCCTCTCTGTCTGGGCCGTCACCAGATTGATGACAGCCACCGTGGGAATGTGAAGGTGTTCGGCAATCTCTACGATGTTTTTGGCCATCGCCTCTACCTGGTCGCATGGTGCAGTTTTTCCCACCTCGACACCCTCCAGCTTGACACTGACAATGCCGCTGTCATCGTCTTTCTTGAACGTTAACTCATCGCCGGGAATGATGGGAATGTGGCACATCTGTGTTCTCGACATTGCTCTCTCAACCGGGCAGGGGTATTGTGATTCGTCGTTAATCACAAAACGGATATAATCATCATCGTTTGCGTGCTGAGTATCGAACTCAGCGAAGAAGACGTCGCTGGGCATAGTGCTGATGAATACGCCATTGCCAATGTAGATCGTCTTGACTCCCTTGAGGAAGTCGTTGATGGCAGTCTCAACTGCGTCCATTGCTTTCACGTCTCCATGCTGGAAAGCTCCGAAGAGCTCTTTGTCGAATACGAATGTAAGTTTCTTCATGTCTCTCACTCCTCGACAGCCTGCATACCATGTCTGGCTGCATATTCTGCTAGGTCATCCTCGGCCTCTGCTCTGCTCCAGCAATCTGGAAGGACGGCAACGACGCGCCATGCGCTAGTTCCTGGCTTTTTGTAGTAGGATCTCCATCCGCCCTTGAGCCTGCCCTCGTAGTGCCAGACAACCTTAAAGAGCCAGCCACGCTTGTCTTTGTACATCATGTCACTCACCTCAATCCACCAGTCAGTGCTTTTCTGCGCCCCTCTGCACGATGGGCAGAAGGTAATCGACATACCATTCGAAGTTCTGCACTTGCTTCTGGCGATTCCCTTTCACGTGATCCTCGACGAACTCGCCGTTCTCACCAGGGCACTTCGTGATGCCTTTGATTTTCAGGATCTTGCCGAGCTGGTTCGCCCAGGTCTTTGGCTTGCCAATCTGCTCACAGAACCACCCCAGCGAATGGCGCTCCCTGCCGCTCTGTGGCATCGGCAGGATATCCTCGCCTGCGAGGATGTTGCCCGCCTTGGCCATCATGACCTCACGGTAAGCCTGAATGTGCGATGCCTTCGCAATCTCCAGCATCATCTTCGCTTGCTTTGAAATCGAGTTGCGGAGCATTGCTTCGGCCCGCATCTCTCTCGTCTTGTCTTGTTCGGCCTGTTTGACCTGTTTGATGTTGTCGGCCTGTTCCATCTGGTTGAATCGCTCGACGTACTCAGCCGTGAAGAGGATGCCCTTCTCGCCGGTCAGTTTGTTGGCTACCATCTCACAGCCCTTCTTCGTTACGTCGTAGCGCTTGTAGGTCTTATTGTTGCCATCTGTCTTGTAGGTGCGCTCGATAAAAAAGTTCTGAGAATCCAATTTTGGATTTTCAGAAATGACCTTTACATAGAGGTCGATGTCGCGGCAAAGGTGCGCGTGCGTCTTACCTACCATCTCTGCTACCTCGCGGCTGTCGAGCACGTGAGGTACTTTTGTTAAGTCGCCCATGTCTTAATCCTCCTTTGTAGATTTTGTATCTACATCATGCGCAAAAAAAATCTTGTCTCTCTGCTCGTTGCTGAGATGAAGCGCCTGCTTCAGCGCAGCAATCTCGCTGGCCTTGAACTCTGTCCGATTATGAATCTTGTTGAACAGAGACATCATAGAAATCCCAAGGACCTTAGCGATCTTCGGGCGATTGAGTCCTGCTTTCTTGATTGCATAATCAAGCTCCAGTGCATCTGTCACGGTATCACCTCGCCTTCGTTCTTGTAGATTCATCATCTACAGTCATTACTATATCACCTTGTAGATTTATTGTCAACATGTTTTTTTAGGTTTTGTAAAAAAACATTGATTTTGAGTCAACAAAACTGTATCATATAGATATAATAGTAAGAAAAGACGAAAGGAGTTGCTACCATGCTAGAACTGTATCGCAACATCAAACGAATCAGAGAAGAAAAAGGAATGTCTCAGGATGAGTTGGCCAGACTGGTAGGCTTCAAGTCACGCAGTTCTATCAATAAGATAGAGATGGGAGTCAACGACATTACACAGTCCAAGCTGATAGCTATAGCCAATGCTCTGCATGTGTCTCCAGGTGAGCTGATGGGCGAAGATAAGGAAGTCGCCTTGCCTACTGATCTATCTACTCGCCTGCCCAACATGGTCCCTATTGACGCACGCACCTTCCGTGTGCCTATTGTCGGGCGCGTCGCAGCTGGCAAACCGATTGTAGCAGACGAGGAAATCATCGGCTACGAATATATTGATAAGAAGTATTCCAAGGACGGCCACGAATATTTCGGCCTGCGCATCGTCGGCAAGTCAATGGAGCCAACCATCATGGACGGCGACATCGTTATCGTTCGCCGTCAACGCTACGTCGAAAATGGCGAGATAGCCATTGTGCTGATTGACGGCGAGGAAGCGACGGCGAAGGAAGTCAAAGAGAGTGCCGAGGGCCTGACATTGATTGGGCACAACGCCGCAGTATATACACCGCATTTCTATAGCGCGGAAGAAGTGAAGAATTTGCCCGTACAAATCATCGGTCGTGTCGTTCAATCTATTAGAAAATTTTGATATAAGGGAGTGTTCATTATGCAAACGTTGTTCATTATGTTATTCCTGCTATCCTCTGTTTCCCTTGTCATATCTGCTGTCGCCCTCATCGTGGTATACCTGAAAAAATCCCCTGCGTTGGGGAAATGGAAAAAGAGATTTTTCGCATCTTTGGCCGCAACACTCGTTACATTAATCATTGGCGTCTCTTTGTCTGATGGCACGCAGAATCCTGCGCCAGCAACGAAGACTGAGCAGACAGAACAAAGCGCACCGGCACAGCCAGAACAGGAAACGCCATCGACTCCAGAAGGAATCATCCGGCAGGCCGCTATGGATGCATCAAACGGCACGAAGTTCCGCAATGTAGAGGTAGACACATATGAGGGGAAAGACTCTGTCATCGTCATGCTTGATACCACTGAGGACAACTTCAGTGAGCGTTCCGCATTGAATACCTGGAAGCGGACGGCACTGGCCGAGCAGAAAGCCATCTACCAGAGTGCAGAAGGGAAAAACATCAAGAAAGTAATCGTCCAGGTCTATGCTGATTTCAAGGGAAAAGATGGACAGACCAGTAATGCCGTAGCGTTCTGGGCGGCCATCGACGGAGATAAAGCTGCATCCATAAATTGGGATGATCCGAAGCTCGACATCGACAAGATTGCAGAGACCTATGTACATCCATCCATCAAGAAAGCGATGAAATGACAAAGACCGCCCGCAGGCGGCCATGAAAGGAAGGATATTATGAGTGACATGAAATCAGTTAATGATATAATAGATATGATAGAACGGATTGACCCTCTTGAAACACAGTTATTCTTCGTAGAAAAAAGCCGTTCTGGCTATACTTCGTATACTCCAAATACGACAAAGGCTCTAAGAGACAAAATCCTTGATCTTATTCTTGACTATGTGAAACGTCGTGCAGATGATTTGGTTGAAACATACAACCCAGTCATACATTCTGATGATTCCGTTGAATCTTTGCCTGTAGACAAAATTGAAAATTTTAGCGATGTGATTGACACTCTAAAGTCACCCATTATTTCCCTCGATGGTGTGTCGCCAGATTCTTTAACCTTTTACGTGCTACATTTACGGGATAAAAGCGAAACGAAAAATGTCTACATATTCAGGCGAACGACTAAATTCAAGAAATTAAATGCGAGTGGATTTTTTGGACAGTTCTGGAATAACACGTTTAACGAATTTGACTCCAAGCTGATAGGAATCGATGGTTTTGCAGACATCATCGTTCTGGATGGCAAGGCATTCATATTTAATCATATCGCTCTCGATCGGATTTTCCGCATGAAAGAGCAATATTCGCAGAAGGCTGCAGAGGCATTGAAAAAGCTAAAATCTAAGAGCCGTATTGCGAATTTCGATGACTTCGAGGATGATTGTCTATCAGACCTTCGTGTGCAAAAGACGCTCACGAAGCTTCTAGCGGAAGAAGACGTTCTTGATAATGCTCTGAACGACTTCGGACCTATTAAAGAAACCATTGAAACATTTGATTTAGATATAGATATTATATCGAATGCTGCTGGAGAAGAACAGCTAAATTACTCTCCACATGATAAGATTAATCTCATGAGTATACTCCAGATTATACGGGATGCATATTATATTAGCACAATACAGAAGCGTAAAGGCATCGATAAGGCCGGTTAAAAAAAGGAAAGGGAAAGGCGAAATGAATCTATTACGGAAATCTATGATGTTCATACTATCATTTTCGCCTTTATACTTGCTTATTTCAATTATGAACTTGGCAGTATTTGACCGGTTTTTTCACAAAGAAGCGACACTATCCGA